TCAATCAATTGTTTGAGGTTTGAACATCCAATCTTCTTCACAGCTTTAGTCGTTCTTACCCCCAACTGCGCTCGACCCCCTGAGAAGCCTGCTCCAAGGACTTGGCCCGCTCGGCCACGCATGGAAGCCATAACTAGGTTGTCATACTCCAAATCAAACTGTAAAGTATTTGCGACCTGTTCTCCTATGTCATTTACCTCAACCATTACATATGCGTTGTTGTATGCCTTCGCAACTTCATGTATTTTGGTAGGAAACAGTAGTGGTTTAATTTCATTGTCTCTAAATTTTGCGACAATCTTATATGGAATCTCTGTAACATCAAACACCACAAATGCAGAATAATCATTTGCTGTTCCTCTAGAAACGTCAGCAGTCAACATATATGTGCGGTTCTCTTCTGGACGAACATGAATGTCTATTCCAACATTTGAATGAATTGGCGTTCTGTATACAAGTTGTTTTAGTTTCGTAGAACTTATTAGAGTATCAATAGACCCCAAGAACTCACATTCAAACTCTGAATTGAACTGTGATTGAGAGGTATTTCGTATTGTCTCTTCTTTCCAAACTTCATCTCTGCCGGGAACCTCACTCCAATGAACTTCTGTAGGAACATAATCATTCCTTTTTTCTTCAGCATCTACCCATATCTTATAGAACATGTTCATACCATGAGGCGTGGAAACAATAATAACTTTTGTGCTTTGACCAGAGGTAATTGTAGGATAAACAGATGCAAAAAACTGTTCTGCAACATTAGAGGGAACGAAAGCAAACTCATCCAAGAAAATTACATTATACGAACCTCCTCGAATTGCACTTGAGGAAGTGGCTGCTGCAATAATTTTACTGCCATTCTCTAACTCTATATTACCTTTGTTCCAAGCTATAATGCCTTGTTGCATCCATTTAGGGAGGTTTTCATATGCAAGTTGCAGTCTTGATAAAATATCTCTCGCAGTTGAGGACTTGTTTGCAAGAACAGCAATATTTACATTTTGATTAAAAAGTGCATAATGTAAAAGGTAACTGATAATTGTAGTTGATTTACCAGACTGTCTAGGTAGTTTAAATATACTAAACCTATTATCATGCATGGTAGAAATCATGTCTTGTTGAAAATCATACATCTCAAATGGGACAAGGCCCTCATCTAGTGAGACAATCTGTACATAATTCTTAATAAAATATAGAGGGTTTTCAGCACACTTATGATATTCTTTGATATTATCTTTTGTGAACTCAACAGCAGTATTTGCTTTCTTGAGATTAGGGTTACCCAAATATTGATTTTGGTCAGACATGTTATTTCTCTTTTAACATTTTCTGCAACTCAGCAGTACTCCCCACAAACAAAGCATTGGTTACATTTTTAGGTGCATTGTTTGGAACCTCTTTTAACCTTTTCATTTTTTCTTGAAGATCGCCAAGCTTTTCAGTAACCTCTGCGACCTGTTTGATAAGATTTCCAGCAACCTCATATGCTCTGGGGTGGTCTGATTCTTTTGCGAGTTCCAAAATTCCTTCCACTGCATCCGTTCCTCTTTCGACCAAATTGTAGAAGTTTTGTCGTTGGTATTCATAATCTCTCTCCACATGTTCAGTATTAGCGTCACCCCAATCTTCTTGAGATAGTGGCATCACTTCTTGTTTTTTATTGTCGGTTGAAACTTCTTCTACTATGCCTAATGCTTTATCAATTGTATTACTCATGGTGTATTTTCATCTTCGCCTGTCACTGGGTTAAAGGTTTTCGCATCTGTAAAGAATGATGTAGTTTCGTTAAATCCAAAATCGTCATCTGCATCAGCACCGGCCGGGTTTGGTGTAACAGTAAATCTCTGTTCTCTTTTAGGTGACTTATCTGGAAGGTCTGTGAAAGAATCGACTTGAGCAGTTTTAATTATGTTACTGGAAGTAACAGGGCCATACAAGTAAAATTTACATGTAAAGTTCATCGTATATATTAGCGCTCTTCGTTGTTCAAATTCACCTTCATAATTATCCTCATAGGATATACTATTTAAAATAATAGGTACATCTCTTTTAATACCCATATCAGCCATATCGTTTATTGTAATTGTATAATCTGGTTGGAAGTATGGCAAAATCTGTTCGACAATTTGCAGTGCATCATCTGATTGTTTTGCTAATACATATAAAACAATTTCCAAGTTATACGGAACCGGCATAAACTGGGTATCTAACTGTCTACTCGTATCACCTTTTACTTTTTTAAACTTTTGCACTCGACTTAATTTCCGAGCTGCATCGTATGATAGATTTTGAATTTCAAAACCAATTCTAGGAAGCGTGATTGCAACTTTACTTGACAAATCAGCATCTGCTCTGAGGCGAACTAAAAACTTCTCTTTAGGTCCATACGCAAGAGGAACTTTCATAGATTGAACGGTATTCCCCGAACTATCTTTTCGTATTAATTGAACATTATTAAATGTTGTACCGAACCCTACGATTATCTTTCGGATTGTCTCATGGTAAAACTGTTGTCCTAACATTATGAACTGCCTCCTACATCACCAAATGGATTTAATTCTGTGAAATCTAGCACAGAATTATCAGCGTCATCAAATAATTCATTCATCGCTGAAGTATCCACATTACCATCATCTGTTGTGCTTCCATCACCTATTATATAGTCTTCTTGTAACAAGAAGTCACTATCTTCACCAAGAAGAACACCAGCGGATGTTGTCATATCACTAGTTTCTAGTGAGACAACTTCATCATTTGCATCGTCCTCATATATGAGTCTTCCAAATTCATTTTCCAGCATTAATGCATCAATAGTTGCAGAATCCTGTTCCATTGTAAACTGTAATGCAAGAGTATCAGTTGATAGACTATCTTCAATAGCATCAATAGCAGAAACATCTGTATCCAATACTTCAGAACTATATTCAAACAATCTACATCGCAATTTGTATACTGGATTATTATCCAGTTGGAAATATGGTTCGTCATGATCAACAAAATTTATCTGAAACAATTTTGATAGGATAGGATGAAAAATCAAATCACCCTCCAATGGTCTATCTGAATTTGTAGATGTTGCCTCTGAAATTAAATAACCACTTTCAAAAGAAGCCGAAGCTTCAACTGTTCCGCTATCAAGCGTACCATCCTCTAACAAAATAGACCCACCAAGAGTATCAGTTCCAGACTCTATGGTAATCTGTTTTGTGAGGTCTTGAAATCTTTTCTTTGCAACAACAAATGTAGCTTCACTTAAATTCTGTAAACCAAACTGCCCCATCAATTCTTGTTCACCAGCAAAACCGCCGCCACTGTCCTCCATGTACATTTCTATTTTAGCTTGCGTGGTAAATTTTGATAGACTATCTGTTCCAAGAATTGAATCTTCATTGACAAGAGTTCTGTCTAGATAATGAACATCATGTCCATATATTTGAATAGATTCTACAACTAAATCTCTATATAAATTCTGTTCAGTTGCTATTGCTGCAACATTACTGGTGTGAAATATTGAATTTACTGCCATGATTTATCCTATCATATAATTTACTGGCAATTCAAAAGCTAACTGTATCTGTTCCTCTAGTTTAGTTATTTCTTCATTTGCTTGAGTGAATAAAGTTTCACCATTCATAGTTACACCACCCAACATTGCTACACCACTAAACTTACTAAGGTTTGCACCCCATTGCCTTTTGAGCAATGCCGTGGCATATCTTTTCAAATAAATGTCATCGTATATATCTGTATAGGATGTTGGGTCAAGCTTTCTATAGCACTCTATTACCAAATAATCCTCGTCAGCATTAAAGTCATTTTCCCAATCAGCATCTATGTATAAACGGTTTTGGTGTTGATTAAATCTAATTGGTGTTTCACCAACCAAAATATGTTCTAGGAAATCTAAATGATTCATTGTCATTTCATAATGAATTACAGATTGAGATGAAAAATCATATAAATCATTCATTCTCAATTGATATCGTACATCAAACATACTAGAACGAACAGAGGTATCACTAAATGGAAAAACTTTTACAACTGACAATACAGCGTCTGGAACCGGAATCCAATTCTTACCTTCTAACCAATCAGCAGTTAGGTCACTGTCAATTTTGTCTGTGGCTGTAGTAGTCGTATTTGATCTAGCTCTAGTAACATCAGCTGATGTGATTAAATGTTTTAGATACATTTTTTCTATACCATCATAGTGATATTGTGAAAAATACTGTAACGCTTCATCTATCCTATCATCTGCTTGGTCATCAGAGATGTTAATATCAATGACTCCAAAACCTAGAGCCCTCAAACAATAACTTTTAAATGTAGCTTTTGTTGTTGGTATAGCCATTACTTGTCTACCAATTGTTGTAAGAGATTTTTAATTTCATGCATCTCCGATTTTAAAGTATTTATCTCTCTGGTTGCGTTTCTAATTGTATCTCTCTGTTCTTCTTCTTTTAGAAGTTTTCTTCTTGATTCCTCTGACCTCGCCTTTGCTTTTTCATATGCATTTTTATTACGATTTATAACAACGCCTGGAACATTAGAATCTTTAGCTAAATCTGGTTCACCTTCAACACGTTGATAGTTATCCATTATAGTGCCAATGCCAATGCTCGTAAATCTTTCAGTCTTGGTGGCTCTGACATATTAGTTCCCTGCATTACAATTTTAATTGAGAATGCAATAAACTCATCCAGCGGAGTTCCAATACCATCATCAGTAACACCAGCACTATATTCATATTCTTGGAAATCATCTTGGTCTAGAGATGGGTTAACAAATCTATCTGGAGAACCATCAGTATTTATAAATTCATAATTCAAATCATCAAAATCAACTGAGTCTTGCGCTCCTAGAATCTTGAACAAAACCTTAATATCAGATGTTGCTGGTCTGTGAGCAGTTAACAATATTTTAATTGCAGTAGCTGGATTTTCCAATATAACCTTCTTTGTTACATAAATTGCAGCATTGCTATCACCTTCTGGTTCTGTTGATGCAACGAATGTGAGGTTTGATGCCAAGTCTGAAGCTGAATCAATATTGTTTATTCTGTTACTAACAGAAACCCATGAACTTCGTTTTGAATCAATAACTGGCGATAGATTTTTTAAAGGACTTTTCATTATTAAATCTGTATTGTATGATTTAACACCACCCATTTCATTTGTTTCATTGATGGGTGACGCAATCATAAAAGTATTATCAAATTCAATATTGTCGTTGAGTGTTATATCTATTGCATTTGCAGCAGAAGTTTTAGTAAATGAAGTTTCTGATCCAGAAACACTTGTTCCTGTTGTTAGCTGGGCAGTAGCTGAAACTGAAGTGCTTTCGGGTTCTAATATACCTATCTGTGTAAATCCTGTATTGATAATATGATTTTCTGAGGCAAAAACAACACTACCACCATTTTCAGCAGATGATCCAGCGCCGCCATCAAATACAGGACTAGATGTTAGAAGTATACTATAAGAATCTAAATCTGTGTTTGCAATTGCAGTGTGTGTCTTATTGACTTCTGATAATGGAACTTTATGTAATTGGTAGAACTCTACTGTTGCACCAGCAGAATGTGCTGCCGCAGTTGTACTTTCTTGTGCCCTAACCAAAGTTGAAACAGCTGTTCCAGATATGGTTTCATAGTACATTATTTCATCATCAATCTTAATGTAAAAACGAGGAGTAGTATCTGCTGTATTTGCAAACTTTCCAGTTGTTTTATCAAAATTAGTACCACTTGTCAAAGTTAAAGTTGTTGCAGTAGATGTTATTGCAGCACTCAAGGTTGTTGATAATCCAGAACTGACGCCAGAAATTGTAACATTATTAGCTGTATTATACATACCATTATCTTTATGTGTTACCTTTAATGCAGTATCGCCATGGGTGAATGTCAGTGGATTTATTTTCAATCTTTTGCTGGGCAGAGCGTTATTTTCTAAAGTAACTTTTCCAGCAGCATCAATATCAAAAACAGCTCTCTTTAAACGGAACTTCAGGTCTTCTTCGGGAGAAATAGCCCAAGCAGTATTATTGTGAGATTTGAATAATGTTCCAAGATGTGGTTGTGTGCCAAGTGTTGGACCGCCACCCACTGGAGTTTCGCCCAATAATGATATCCACACTTTATGTTCTGGACTATTACTTGCCAGAACAATAGCATATTCTATTTCCGGTCTAACAAAAACTGGTGATGCGAATGTAAATGTTGTAGGTGTCTCAGCAGTACGATCAGGAATAATATCACGGGCTGGTTTTACCACTCGACCAAAAGGCAATAGTTCAGATGAAGGCTGTCCGTTATATGTATTCCGTATTTCACAAATGACAGGTATATTTTCATCTTTATGAGAAAAGAAAATATCTACTGATGTTAAAAAACATCCACCTACAATTTCATTAGTAGAATCATTGATGTTCCCAGAACCTTCAGTAACTCTAAATGTCATTGCAAGAGGATCGCCGCATTCATCCGGTGGCGCCGGTTGTGCATCGATGTATACTTGCCGCCTGTTCGTTGGAGGAGGAGGAGGGGG